GGAGAAATGCGCAAGTTTAGGTCATGGGAAGTTATTCACTTTAAAAATTTTAGCTATGACGGCATAGTCGGTGTATCGACGTTGCAGAGGGCGTCCGATGTTATCAACAATGCAAAGCTTGCGCAGGCATATGAGGGCAAGTTCTTATCTCAAAACGCCCGGCCGGCCGGAGTGCTTGAAGTTGACACGCATCTTGAGAAGAACGCAAAAGACACTCTGCGCGAGGAATGGCACAAGGTTTACGGCGGCATAGATAATGCTTTCAGAGTCGCAGTATTGGATCTTGGTATGAAATATAAGCAAATCGGGATATCGAATCGGGATATACAATTCGTAGAGGGCAAAAGCGTGTCGGTCGAGGACATAGCTAGATTTTTCGGCGTACCGCTGTATAAGTTGAATGCTGGCAAACAAAGTTATTCGAGCAATGAGCAAAACTCGATCGAATATGTTGTGTCGACTATGCACCCGATCGTCGAACAATGTGAAGAAGAGAACCAGCACAAGTGCTTATTTGGTTTTGAAATCGAAGCGGGCGCAAGGGTTCACATTGACATGATGGTAGAGTTGCGCGGAGATATCGCAAGCAAGGGCTCGTGGTATAAGATAATGCGCGAAACTGGCGCATATAGCGCGAACCATATTCTTGCACAAGAAGATATGCAATTAATTGATGATGAAAGTGGCGACGAGCATCTTGTTTCGCTTAATTTTGTGCCGCTCAAAGGATATAGAAAGAGGCTGGACAAGACGGCAGAAAAAGCGGCGAGGGGGTGATATGAAATGGCTTATGATTTAAGAGGTTACATAGTGTCGGAGGACACGAAATGGTTCTACGAATATTTCGGATTGCCAAATACTGCTCCATCAGACATCAAGGATTGGATGGAGTCGGATGATTGCGACCAAGTTATCACTATTAATTCATACGGCGGAGAGATTTTTGCGGCGGCGGAAATCTTCGACATGATTGCTGGTGTGATTGATATTAATATTGTTGGCTTGGCGGCTAGTGCGGCTGGGATGATTGCTATGGCTGGGCGTACCGTTAAAATGAGTTCGCTTGCCGAAATTATGATACATAACGTTCAAACTGCTGCAAGAGGTGATTATCGTGATTTGAAAAAGGCCTCTGATATGGCGAAGAAAACCAACGAGACCGTGAGAGCGGCGTATAAGTATCGCGGAATATCGGATGAAGAGATTCAGAAAATGATGGATAAGGATACATGGGTTACTGCTAAAGAGGCACTGGAGCTTGGACTGATTGATGAAATCACTCATGGCGCAAAAGTGAATGACGATAGCTTAGAAGGTATGCCTGAGGGTGGATTCCGTAATATTTACGAGCCTGCCGTGGCTCTCTTTAATTCTATAAGTGAACCGAGGGCACCGAAGCAAGCAGAGGGAGGATTAATGCCTAATTGCGCGATGGAAGCTTTTGTGGCAAAATATGGAGCGATGCCTGTTAAGGAAAAGCAATTGAAAAAAAGTGAATCAGCCTCTGAAGAGGCTTTTTTAATGCAAAAATATGCTTTAGAAATTGAAAAAAATAGATTTGGAGGATGATTATATGAGTAATACAGGAAAGAAAGTTTATGATTTGAAGAATCTAAGAGCAGCCAAAATCGGTGAGGCAGAAAAAGCTCTTGCCGGAGGTGACGGTGCGGCATATGAGGCGGCTATTGCTGATGTCAAGAATTTTAACATGGAAATCGAACAGCACGAAGCTTTGATTGCGGAGCAAGGCAGGTTTAATGACGGGGATAGCAAGTTTGAGAGTTTAGCGCAGACGCAGGCTCAGAAGAGAGAAGATGATATGGCGAAGAGTAGGCTTGAGAGACTTACGAGTGGAAATGAGTATGTCAATGCATTTGCCACCGCGATGAAACGAGGGTCGAGCCCGGATAAGCGAAATGATGAGGATCTCGCTCCGCTGTACAATGCTATGACTCAAGGCGAGGGTGATGGTGAAGCAGGTGGATTCCTTGTTCCTATAGATGTCATTAATAGAATACGAGAACTACGAAGGGATTTTGTTTCGCTAGATACCTTACTTTCTCACGAGCAGGTCTACACTTCGAGCGGTTCGAGAGTTATCGAAAAGGAAGGTGAAGTTGTTGTCGCTACTCCGGTTAGCGAGCTCGCGCCTACACCTACACTTAGTGGGCCGAGATTCAAACCGATTGAATACAAAGTGCTTACATATCGCAAAATGCTGGAAGTGAGCAATGAGCTAATCAACGACGAAGCAGCAGGATTGATGGCCTACTTGGCCAAATATCTCGAGCGAATCGAACGAAACACGAATAATGCAAAATTTATCAGCTTGCTCAGTCAAGCGAAAGTGAATGAAGAGGCCATTCAAGGTTTTGGAGATCTTAAAAGAGTTCTCAATACACTGCTTGACCCGGCACTATCTACTGGCGCAACTATCTTGGTAAACCAAAATGGATTCAATTACCTGGATCAGCTTGAAGATGCGACAGGGCGTGGGCTATTGCAGCCGGATCCGACAAACCTGACAAGGCATAGCATACTCGGAAGGCGTGTCGTGGCTGTCGGGAACAAGTTTATGCCTGATGCCGCAGACGGTGCTACACGCATTTCAATAGGTCATTTCGGCGAATTTGCAACTAAGTTTAGCCGAGTGGGTTTCAACATAGCATCGACCAATATTGGTGCGGGCGCATTCGAGAACTTCGGTTACCAAATCAGATTGGCGTTCAGAATGGATCAGAGGGTTGTAGACAATGAAGCAATAGTCAATGGTTTGATTAATTATTAATTGTGGAGGTAAAGGTTATGTCGAAAAAAAAAGATGCGACAACTCCTGAGCAAGCCGTAATAGACAGCAATGTGGCGTCAAACATAGGTACGAACAATGAGTGTATTCGACGTGGGTTTGAAGAATCGCTTGAGGAATACTATAGTATTTCGTGCGATGAGCTGTCGCAAATTTTAGAAGAGCGCGAAAATCGCGAAGGAGTGACTATTGTGGCAAGGAAGTCGCTGCGCCCAATTGAGCTCAAGAACGCTGAAACTAGGGCACGCAGTTTAAGCGCCCTAATTGGTGTAAAAATCACTGTAATTGAGGCGGCGATTAACCATGACTGATCAAGAATTGCTTAACAAAGTCAAGAGCACTCTAATGATAACGGGGAGTGAGTTCGACGCAACTTTGATTGTGCATATTCTCGGCGCTTGGCAATATATGATTAACACAGGCGTACCTGAAAGATTGGTATACTCAGAATCGGGTGTCGTAGCGATCGCGATTGGGGCGAATGATCTGTGGAACTTGGCGGCAGGAGAGGCTAAGTTTTCTCCTGCCTTCGTCAATATGGTTTTGCAGCTGAGACATGTAGTCATGGATAGCGATGGGGAGGTGAATAGATGAGTGGAAAACAAGTGCCATTCTCGGGAATTTTCAAAAACAAAAACGGAGAGCTAATCGACCTATACAGTGGACAAGTTGCAGAAAAGAAAGATATTAAACACAACATGGCAGCGTTCAGCGGGACGTTTTTGGATAAAGATGGGAACTTGCGTTGCCTTAGCGAGTTGATTGGGAGCGGCGGAGGGCAAGGGGCGCCCATTGGAGCATTAACATCAAAAATTCTGCAACCATCCGACTACACCTTTGATCCAAAAAGTATAATCAAATACCATACTATATCATCACCGGCGTTTAATCAGATACCGCCGGGTGTTAATGCTAATGGATTTACCTTAGTAGATCGCATGTATGGTGCAATGATTTCAGGTAATCCGGGATTCATCAACACCGAAACACCCGTGACAATTGCCGCAATTTTACATCGCGACCTGAATTCAGGTCGCACTTTTGCTATACCGACAGCCAAGGATAATATACACAGAGTCACTTTTACAGTCTTCAACGAAAGTTTTACTCCTACAACTGCCGAAGGAACTATCCTTTCGTTCGAGCCATTCACAACAAATGAGGGTTTCGAGACATACTGCATAAAGGGTGTATTTGAAGCAGTGTTTGCCGGCTCTGTAAATGTTGTTGAGTTTTCGCTGTATATTGGCGCGTTGCCGACGCGTGAAAATGATAGTGCAGTAACATCACCTACTATACAAGGCGTGGCAACCAGCAGAATACTTTTTAGGCATGTCAGCGGAAATAATAGCATCTTCGTTAATCAACTGAACCTCGATGTAAACGCTGCTACAAACCGATTTGTCAGTGGTCGCGCACATCGCTTAGTTTTCGACGCTCCAATCCAGGACACAGACACGGTAAGTTTACACGCAGACATAACCACTAAGCTTTCAGGCTTTCCACCGGAACTTGGCTTTGGTGACGGCATGATTACAATAAAGCACGGCATAGACAGTACAGGCGTTGTAATCGGACGTAGCACGGCAATCCCAACCACTGCGAACATCGAGCTTTTGGTACAGGGAGTAGCGGGCGAGTCAATAAACTTTCCCGGCTTTGCGACGGTCGCACTGTCACACGATGGGATTGTTATAGGTACAGGAGCCAACGATCTTGGAGGAGCAGGTTATCCGATGTATGCTATGATGGCAACTGAAATTGCAGTAGAGCTTGAGATCTGTAAGATTGAGATTATTAGCAGGAGTGGCAGTGATAGGGGTGCTAGGGTGTAGGGGGGGGTAGGGATGGTAAAAAAAACGCGCGTCGAGAAGATGGCTACCGCGGTAAAAGTGCGCACTCATCAAGATGGGGCATTGTCCGAACCGACTACTCAATTCTGCCACTGGGATGGTAGTTTTGATGTAATGTTGTTTGGTCGGCGCAATAGACCGCCATGGGAAACGGCCGTACTAAAAATGTGGCACAACCCTAATATTAATGAGAGAAGTCAGATAGAGCTTGGTGGACGAAAATTTGTGGTACTGCACGCTGAGAACGTGGAGCAGCGTGGGAAAATGCTGATAGTGAAGGTTGGGCGGCTGATTGCACTTAAAAACTTTAAGGTTTTCGAACGTAAAGAATTTAGAAATGAAATCGCTGAAGTTTACAACAGGTACATAGAAACAGACAGGATACTTGAGGCTAATATTTTTCCGCATAGCAGCGACAATGCGCTTGAATCTTACGGCGTGGATCTGCGATATTGGTTCGAACTCTATACGATGGATGAGCCTGAGCTCGGCGAGCTTGATCGGTTTGGGTTGAGTGATTCTGAGTATGAGGTGGAGACGGTTGAGGACTGGGGTCATTATCACAAAATCATCGCAAAGAAGGCGATTTGATGGGCGACGACATTAACGCAATCCTCAGACGGCTGGACGAGCTTGCTCCTGAGATTATAAAGATTTATGAAGAGGCGATGGATGAGGCTCTTGATGTGATTTTAGTTGAGGCCAGGGACAAAGCGCCGCGAGACACTGGAAGATTGAAGGCGAGCCTCCGCAAGAGTCGCAGGCGTCGGCGCGGAAATACTGTGAGAGGTACGGTTGGGACGTTTGAGCCAAGTGCTATGTTCAATGAGTTCGGAACTCAGTTCATGAAGCCGCGGCCATTCCTTTATCCTGCGCTCAGGAGCAGTGAGGGTAGAGTGCGTGAGATTTTCGAGCGACGATTAAAAGAAGGGCTAGATGGTGGTCGGATTGGTTGGTAAAAAAAGAGAGGTTTCGGAGGCGCTAAGGTTAGCGCTTAGTGACAATAGCGTCGTAGTGGATCGACCGGAGCGCATTGCCGCTCCATGCGTTAGTTTCTATGAAGCCGACAATAGCCCTGCTGAGGATGCGGATGATTGCGAGTATATATCTCGCATAGGGATGGTTGTTGATGTGTGGGCTAAGACCAGCCTTGAAGCGGATAGTGTCGCTATCAAGGTGGATAAGGCTATGAAGGAGATTGGGTTTAGCAGGGTCTTCTTTGGAGATGTACCTAGTGGCGGAGTTGAGCTCCGTCATAAGACGAGCAGATATGAATACATAGGAGGTTGAACATGAAAAGAGAAACAGCGGGCAGAATAGCCCTCAGGGGTTTTAGTAGAGTTAGGCTTTTCAAGATAGTCAAAAATGATACTGAAGGCTACGAAGTTGGGGAGAGCTTCGTTATTCCGGAAGCGCAAAGCATGACTAAAAGTGCGAACATAGATAGCGAAACTATCTATGCAGATGACAACATCTATATGGAAATGACTTCATGGAATGGACTGGAGCTAGAGATTACTTTTGCTGAAATGCTATTGCAGAAGATGGCTGAGTTAGGGTTTGGTGAGTATAGCGAGAGTAGCGGAGAACTTGATTGGGACCCGCAAGGAAAAGGACTTGAGTTTGGTTTGACTTTCAGGGCACTACTTGCTAATGGTCGATATCGAATGTATAAGATGTATGTGTTTGCGATATCGGGCGTCGATGCGTCTGGATTGCAAACAAGGGGCGGTGGGGTGAACATTGCGCCGTATGTTATTCGTGGGATAGTCAAGCGCAGGACAATAGATGACAAAGTTGGGCCGATTAAAGATTCGCAAAATGATGAAGATATGGAATGGTTAGAAGAAATTCCGTCCAAGGGAGAGTCTTCTGCAACTCCCGATTTAGATCCGCAACCATAGTGGCTAGATAGTGTGAATTTAACCTTAACCCCGAGGAAAGCCTCGGGGTTTTTAATTGGAGGAAAGCATGGAAGTTATTAGCGGAATAGTTAGTGGGATTAAGAGTTTGCTTTTGAGAGAGAGCAAAGGCGGGAAGTCAATAGAGATGTCTGTTGGTAAAAGTAAGGTTATTTGTGGGTATAGGATCAGAAAGATGCATTTTGGTGCGTGGCTTGAAGCTACTAAGAGGATTGAAAATTTGCCCAAAGAGCTATCTGAGGCTCTTTTCCCGGGCAAAAATTTAGATGAGATATTGAGCGAGCTCAGTGGCATTGATGTGGATAGTGCGTGGGTGCTTGTGTCCACGGCGATGACGAAAGTGCCGGAGCTTGTTATAGATGTTGTTTCAGAAGTGAGCGAGATATCTAGCGATGAGCTTATGAATAATCCTGATATAGGGATTGGTGGAATTATGTCGATTATAGAGGCTGTTATAGAGGTGAACGAGCTGGGGGAGTTTACGGCGAGCCTGAAAAAGGTCTGGACGATGACGAAGAAGTAGGTTCGCGGAACTGGGTACAGAAAATTATAGCCTTAGGGCTTGAAGCTGGGATAGGCAAGAAGGAACTCTTTGATGACTATTACCTGGATGAAATTTTAGTGATTTTTAACGAAAAGTGGAAGCGGAGAGGAAGAAACGAGGTGGCGACACAGATAGAAGAGGTGTCGGCAGAGGAGTTTTTTGGTGTTTGACAAAAAAAGGTCGGTGGACTAAATGATTGGTGAAATAGTAATTGGTGTTAGGGCGCATGCTGCTGGCGTCGCTGAAGCTTTAAGTGGCGTCAGTAAGGCTGTCAAGAAACTTCAAGAAGACAAGAAAGCACTTGAAGATGGCATAAAGTTGCAGTTCGAGGCTAGCGGCATAAATGAAATGAAAGAACAGCTTAGCGAGCTGAAGAGACAGAAATTCGAGATAGAACGCAATGTTAAATTTGGAATTGAAAGTGATGAGCTTACAGACCTTAGAGAAAACCTAAAAGGGGCAAAGGCTGAGATTAAGGGATTAGAAGAGGGCATGAAGTTTAACGTAGACCCCTCTGATTTTATAACGGCACAAGGCAAGCTTAACGAGCTGATTGAGCAAAAGAAAAACCTGGAAGCTGAAATTAAGGTGATGGTCAAGGCTGAGGCGGGCGAGGCAAAGTCTCGGGTGACGGAGATCAACAAGCAGATGCTGGAACTCGAGCGTAAGGTAGTGATGACCATGGAAACGGAGGGCATTAGCCAAGCGCAAGATGCTATTGCGGACATTAATGGCGAGATGAAGCAAATGCAGAGGCAAAGCGCGGATGCGGGTGTGGCTATGATTGCGCTTGGCGTGGCAGTTTACGGAGCATTTCGAAGCGCTCGCCGCGCGATCGAGGATGGTAAGCGTGCTTACATAGAAATCAGTACGGCGCAGGTGCAGCTTAATCAGGTCATGAATAATACTATGAGCGCTACACGAGGGCAGGTTGAAGAGGTCATTGCGCTTACACAAGCTTACGAGCAGGTCTCTTCAGTGACGGCT